TGGGCTTTGAGGAAGTCATCGAACACGCCGAAGTCGGCGCCTTGAACTTCCTGCATCTCTTTGACTTTCTCAGCCATGTGAACTCCTATTACGGGCCGGCCGTCGGGGCGACGGTAACGACGTTAGAATTGACTTCGATGTTGCCCTGCAGGAGGCGAGCCGTGTTTGCGCCGCCGCCTTGCTCGTTGGCCGACATGACGATCCCGTAGAAATATTTGATCGTCGGCGTGGGGGCAGACCCTGCCGGCTCATCATCGAATTCGATCTTGAATGGGTAATTGTGCTCGGTCGCCTCCGCAGCGATGAGAGCGATCTGGCCGGGGTCTGTCGGCAGAATGATGAAATTGTTCTGCATCGAGCCGGCATTGCGGGTACCTTTGGCCTTCAGGTCGCGCTTGGCGGAGATGACGGCTTCTGTGATCAGCGTTGCCGTATCGCCTACCGAACCCATCGTTTGCCAGCCCTTGATTTCGGTCCAGGTGATGGAGGCGAAATCGGAGGCGTCGACGTCATCGTCCGGGACGGTACCGGCCGGACCGATATAGATTTTCGCGCCTGCAACGGGGTAAAGTTGCATGAGAGTTTCCTTTCAAGTGTCTGATTGCGCTTGCCGAAGGCGCGGAGAACACGGCAGGCCAATCAGGCCGGAACTTGAGGCTGGCAATTCCACCGCGAAGTGACGGGGATCGTGTAGTGAGTATCCCCGGTAACGAGGACACCGATCTCCGGCGCCTCATCGATGCGAACCTGCGTCGTATCGCGCAGAAGCTTCGTACCGCGCTTCAGATGAGTGCAGAGGCCGCCAGCGACGTTATAGCCATCGACGATCGCGGCCCCCTTGGGCCACATGACATTCGTCCGCACGAAGCCTTGCCGGATCGGGTCCATCTCAAGCGACAGATCTGTCTCGATCGAGCGGTTGAAATGGATTTCAACGGAAATGAACTTGCTGGTGGCGGTTGGCGTGAAGGTTACGCCGGGCAGAACGAGGCTGATGCCCGTCGGCAGGACGAAAGCCTGCATGCGGACCAACAACGCCTGATAAATGACCTTTTCAATTGCGTCCGCCATCTGCTACCTCTGGCCCATGGCCGATAACCATCCACTCAGCGACGAAGAGGTCTATGACCTCATCCATCAGTCGCTTGCACTTCTGCTGAACAGGACAGTTCGGACGAAGCACGCTCAAGACGTGCTCGCCATGGCCATCCGAGACCTATCGATTATTCAGACTGCGTTCCTGTCGCTCTCCGAGGGCGTCAAGCTTTCTCGAAGCGACCCTGAACAGTAGTTTCGGCTTCTGCCACGATTTGCGGCCACCGCTGCGCGACGGCATCGACAAAGCCGAAACCGGCCTGATTGTAAGACCTTCCGAGGCTATCTTGCCCGACGAACCCATAGTTCATGCGGGCGGCGTATGCGGCCTGAAACCCAAGATAGATCGTGCCTTCAAGCTCGGCGCCTGCGATGACAAGTTCTACCGGGCTTTCGGAAAACTCTTGCTTGCCTTCGACGATTGTTGGCATCGAAGAGGTCGAGGCCATCAGCGAGCGGCGAAGGTTGCCGGTCTTGACTGGCATCCGGCCGCCTGCCGCAACCGGCGTGCGAACCTCGTTGGCAACGGTCTGCGCCGCCGTCTGAAAGACCGCTTCCGCGCGTTCCATCTCTGCCGATGCCCAAGCGCTAACTTGCGCGGCGAAGGACTGTCCCTCGTTTGCCATCAGCGGCCCCTCGACCGGGCATAAGCTGCGGCAAAATTGAAATTGTATTCGCAATCGCAGCGGCAGGCGACGATCTCGTTTGCGCCGGCGCCGAACGAGGTGTCCCCCGGATAACGCATCAGCGCGCCTGACGGAGACTGAAACGGCAAGTCGAGTCCCTTTACCTCCTGGCCGTTCAGGATCTGGTGGGTATGCCTCACATGATTATCGCCGGCCGATCGCCACTTGCGCGTGATCAGGCTCTCGTCTCGATTGGCTTTGGCCGCGGCCTGGCGGAAACTTTCGTGCTTCGCCGCCATGACCGATGTCAGCGTCTCGGTTCGGGCGATCATGTTGCCGCGAAGCCGAAGATTGTTATCTCGAAGGCGCATCAGGACTTTGTCGAGCGCTGCCTTGTCCAAGGGCTTTTCGGCGGCGATCGCCTTCTTCACCGCGCCGTCGAGTCGCTTATCCCGCGTCTGCAGTGCGAGGTACTTCGTCATCAATGCCGGATCGCCAGAGGCGAGATTGATCCGAGTGCGTTCGATCAACTCGGCTTGCGGAGCATTGAGCCCGATCACGCCGCCTTCCCGCTTTCCTGTTACCGCGTTCTTCCGGCCAACGAGATCGAGAGCGATCGTGTTTGGCCCCTGCCCGCGTGAGTAACCTTCAACGATGGTCTGACGTGCAGCCTCGATCGTCCCTTCCGAGACGTTGGTGATCATCGTCGACGACAACTCGCGAATGTTCGCCTCTGCCGCCTGATTTCGCACATCCCAGCGGAACACGACACGGCCGCCATCCGGATCGAACAGGCGCGGCATATTCTCAGCGACCAGAGAGCCGCCGGCATTATAAACGTTCCGCAGCGCTTCAGAGAGCGGCTGAAACGCTTCCGGATCAATATGCAGCGCCGCCAGCGCGCCGTTGATGTCGCGGCGTTCCAGGCGCTCGACCACCTCTTTCAGGACGATCTCATCCTTCAGGTCATCGACCGCGGCGTGGAAAGCCTTCTCCATGTCGGGGGACAGCTTTTCGATCAGGTCGTCGAGCTGCTGGCGAAGAGTTGGCATTAGAAACTCCGACGAAACGCCCCACGAAAACGCGTTATTTACCATGCCCTTAGGGGCAATCTTAAGCTGCGTCCTCTAGTCGAATGTCAATCAACTAAGGAGACCAGATGGCTATCTATTTCGTTGAAATTGAAAGCGGCACAGCCAATCCAAACCATGCCCAATTTTTCCAAAATATGAGATCGGGCGAAGACATCTTTGGCGAACGTATCGTTGGCCACGAGCCAGATCACACCGGCCAGTTTCGCGTAGTCTTTGTTCAATCTCCGCTACCGAGACGATTAGTCCACAGGATGGCCGGCTACAACAAAGATGAACCAAACTTCTGCAATGATATCAAAGTAGTTGCGATCACAAACCGAAATGTTCGAAGCGATAAATACAAGCACTACCTGCAATTTCTACAGCAGTTTTTCAAGGCGTTCCTTGATTAGCCGGCAATCCTGCCCTGCACGATAAGAACGACATCCGTTACGCCGTCATAGTTATTCGGATCGGCATTGACGACGTGATAATCGACGCCGCCGGCCGAAACTATGTCACCGACCTGAGGCACTACGGCGAGTCCGACCGACGAAATGTAGATCTGCCGGTCATTGGCGAGGATCGTGGTTCCGTCGACATAGCGTTGGTCGTAAGTCATGGGCACGAGCTTGGCCGCATAAGGAGTCACGGTACCATCGCCGCCTAAGATTGGATCGGGAGGAGTGACGCGCTTTATCGTGCCGCTCTGCCCATACTTTGCGATCAGGCGTTGCGCGGTGGCCTGCAGTCGGGTGTAGAGAGCGTTAGCCATCGCATTTTCCTATATGACCCTAGTCATTTGCCGTATTTGCTAGATCTGAAACGATGGCAGAGTTCCTTCTTTACTGAGGGCACCTGATTATGAGCGAACTAGAACTTCGCCGTGAGGCTCGGAAGGCTGACTGCCGAAAGCTTGTCGAGACCGCAATGAGCAACATGTTTGAGCAACTTCGCTCCCGAGGGTTCAGTGAGGGGGAGATTGCGCTCACGCTTGCGGATGCAGCGGAGGAATACGTGATCGAGCTCGCTGCTAAGCGTGCTCGCACTCATCACACGGCTAATATCCCGGGCAGGCATGGCCGCAGGTAGAGCCAGAGCATCCCCTCGATTATCGTGACGATTGGCGTTGCCAGCCTCACCAGATCGTCCACCGTCGCACTTGACGGCGTCTGCTGGTACTCCACCTCAAGCTGACCGATTTTCTCCCGTTTTACACCGGCGCCCGGCGTGATCACCGGCAAGAGACTGCCCGGATTGGTCAGCTCGAGAAAGGCCGCCTCATAAGAGGCGTTGATGATCGCAGCCGGGATGACTTCAGAAGGGATCGCCTCACCATAATAGGTCGTCGCCCCGGTGCGCGGCCATGCTTGCTCTTGAGCAAAGCCGCCGGTGCGAGTGCCGCTGAACTTCATTTCGTATCGATCGATCACGATAGAGCCGCGTTGGCGCGCAGCGGCGATATCGGCATCGCTCGTGCCATCGGGGATGACATAGCCGGCGTCGGTCGCATAAGCGCGAAACGCCTCGTTCGATCCATAGCCAGCCATGTCTAATCTCCGAAGGAAGTGTGACCCGGCGGTTTCCCGCCGAGTTATCGGTTATGCAGCCTGCTTAGCCTTGAGGGCCGCGATGATCTCGTCCTTCGTACCGGGAGTGGCATCACCCAGGATCTTCTTGGCTTCCGCCTCGAAGGTCTTGAAATGGGTGCCATCGTCGGCAAGAGCGAGAACCTCGTCGATCGTCTTGGCCTGCTGACCGCCATTGCCTTCCAGCTCGGCGATGCGCTGGCGGAGAGCCTTGTTCTCCTGACCGAGATTATCGAAAGCTTCTCGAAGGCCGTTGAATTCGGCGGTTGGAATATAGACGCCGTCCTTCCCATCGGTCGAAACCGAGAAGGAAGGAGCCGGATCCTCAGCCGGATCGCCGTCGAGCTCGATGAACGGCAGGCGGTCCGCGCGCTTGGCGTGGCTTTCAGTCAGGACGAGCTCTCGGGAGGCGCCCGGCAGAATATAGGCGACGCCGTGCAAGGTATGGATACCCTGTACGGCTTTGCTGTTGTTTGTGACCTTCATAGACTAACCCTCCTATCCGGCCGGCGGCGGGGTGATTTCGTCGCCGTAGGCGGCAGCCCCCGGGAGGCGCCATTCGGTGCCGCCGGTTCGTGCGATGACGCCCTGTTCGAAGGCCATGATCGACTTCTGGCGTGGCTGCAGCACGCGGCGCGGCATCGGCAGGTGGAAACGCAGCACTTCCGGGTCGCGGCGGTAGACCATCATTCGGCCGCCGCCATCCTGTGATGCGGTGGCGAGCTCACGCAACGGCTGGATGTCCAGCGGAAGGCCGGTTTCTGCCGTGTAGGCATTGTTTTTCCGCAGGTAATCCAACAGGTTCAGGACACCATCGCCGGCGCCGAGGCGTCGATTATTGATGAGCCGGAAAGCTGCAGGCGGCAGTCGAAGACTGTCAATCCATTCGATTTCCAGCGTGTTGTCGCGCACTCCGCCGATCAAATCGTTGACGTCTGCGAGGATCTGGTCGTTGTCCTTTGCCGACCAAAACGTGGAGGAACCAGTGCCATTCGCGGCCACATCGACGCGTGACACGGCAGGGCTGTTGACGAGTCCGTTCCAGTTCTTCTCGGTCGAACCGATCATTGCAATCGAGTTCAGCAGACGCTCAATTGCCTGTGAGGAGCTCATAGCTTTCACGTCATTCAGCGGAATGCCGTAGAGAGCGGACTGATTGACTTCCTCAAGGTT